TAATGCATCCGCAACAGGTGGTGGTAATTCATTATCAATACTGGCAGGTAATGCTATATTTGGTAATAATACTTTATTATACGCATCTGGTTCTAATACAACCGCTGGAACTGGAAGACAGTTTACTTCAAACATTTTAGCAGGAACATTTAATTCAGCATCTCTAAATCTAAATGGTGATAATTCCAATATCTTTGCAACTGCAATCATTGGACATAATTTAGTTGTAACTGGTTCATCTGCATTACAAACGGGAGCAGCTATAAGAAGTAATACTTATGGTTCTGCATTCTTCGGTAGATTTAATGCGGAAGATGGTAATAGAGCTAAAACTGCTGAAACAGTATTTGCAATTGGTACAGGTACAACAACTGCACCTAAAACTGGTTTCTTAATTGATAGTGGTTCTAACACATTTGTAGAAGGTACATTTAATGTTAGTGGTTCAACATCATTGACAGGTTCATTAACTATTCAAAGTGGCAGTGCATTCTTCGCAAATGGAAACAAACAATTTAACGTAGGAGCATTCCAATCAAATGTAACACAATCAGGCAGTGCAAACGTATCTCAATCAATGAATTTTGAACAAACTGATATATCAGAAGGTGTATCAATTGCATCTAATAGTAGAATTACATTAGCAAACGCAGGAACATATAACATACAATTTTCAGTACAAGTAGATAGAGTATCAGGTAGTGGAACAGACACAGTACATATTTGGTTGAAAAAGAACGGAACTAATGTTGATAAATCAGCAGGAGCAATAACAGTTTCAGGTGGTGCATCGGCAGCAAAAACAATTGCAGCATGGAACTATGTTGTTAATGCAGCTGCAAACGATTATTATGAATTGGTGTGGGAATCAACCGATAGCAATATTCAATTGATAAACCAAGCAGCATCTGGTAATATACCATCAATACCATCTATAATTCTAACAGTAACACAAGCAAGATAAAATAACTATTTTTTAACTCTCTATTGTTAATACAATAATAGAAAACAAACTTTATTAAATATGAACTCAAAATCAGTATTAAGTAAAATAATGACACTTCTTTCATTGGAAAATGAAGTTTATTTTACAGATGCAAAAGAAGCAAAAGGTAATATCTTACAATCACCAACATTTGAGTTCATATTTAATAAAGTTTGTTTTCTATTATTGTATTAACAATAGAGAGT